GGTACAGTTCGCCTATTGCGAACCCGGACCGATAGCCATCGTGCCCAATACGCACTGGTGTGTCAACTCGAAACCGAGAATCGCCGCCTGAAATCTACACCGTAGATGCCGGGCGGGACGGTATCCGGGAGAGGGGCACACAATATGAGTGCGAACACCTAGGCGGCGTACAGTTTGCGCGCGATTGCGGTCGCGATAGCCTTGTTGGTCTCGCGCCCGTTTAACCCGTCGGCGCCGGAGGGGCCGCAGGAGATGCCGTGCTCAATGAGCCACTGCTGGTGCCTGTAAATGGTGCCTGAGCCCATCTGCCTACCCTGGACTCCGCCGAACTGGGGATATGTCTTGCAGCCGATCTTACGTTGCAGCGCGAGCACCATGTCCGAACCGACACCCTTGCCGGTCTTTGTCCACTCGACGCAGTCCTCGACTGCCCAGAAATATCTCTGGTTGCACTCCCATTGGCCCGAAATGACGCCGTCGACGGTGGTACCGAGTTGCTTTTGCAGCGCCCTCGTGAATCGAGGGCCCCAGTAGCGCGTGTCGCCCAGATCCGGATCGGTGTGGTCTGCGACCTCGGTATTCGATCCCGAGAGCGTGCCGCCGTCGCCGATCCACACCAGTTTGCCGTCCCATGGGTAGGAATAGTACGGCTTGATGTTCGACTCCCAGCCGGTCTGATCGCCCTTCTTGCCGCCGATCCCCCTGGTCTCGGAGATGCTGAACTGGGCAAGGCGATCGCCCTTCGCCGAGCCGTAGGCGCTCACGCAGACGGCGGTGTGCCTGGCCTCGTTGAGGTATATGTCGCCCCTCTTGGCGCTGGCCACGCCCATCTTCTCCCATCGGAAGAGTCCGGTCTTGAGGAGCTCGTTCTTCATATTGCCGGTGTAGGTGGCGCCATGGGTGTCGATGCCGACGGCGCGCAGGGCCGTGATGACCGCCGAGGAGCAGTCTCGGTCGCCACCGGCGATAGTCACGGTGGTCCCGTCGGATAGCGTGATGGTCTCGGTCGTGCCGTCGCCCATCCTGGTGTATTGCGAATAGCCGTGCCCGCTCCCGCCGTCATGGGAGCAGAGGTGCTCCATGATCTGGGCGAAGGCCTCGCGTCGCGTGATCGCCATGGCTACTCGTCCTCCCCTGAATGGGGCTCGCTGTAAGTCATCGCGCGCGCCGAATCGGAGGCGCCGCTCGTGGTCGGGTCGACGATGACGCCGAAGCCGGCGAGCACGGTCAGCACGATGCCGACGAGCTGCACGACGGAGTCCTGCGAGACGGGCGGGACTACGCCCAAGATACCGAGGACCTGGTACGCGGCGCCGATGAGGGTGGCCGCCAGCGCGGCCAGGGTCTGCTTGTTCTTCAGTCGAAGGATCCAGTTGATCTGCATTTTCAACACTCCTAATCCGATCCGCCGATGCCGTGGTGGAGGTCGCAGGTCTTTTCGATGCGCTCGACGCGATTGAAAAGTGTGAGGACCTGCTGCTCGACGCGCGTTATGCGCTCACCGTGGTCATCTAACTTATGGTTGATTTCCTTGACGCCGTCCTTGATCTCGCTCGTGTCCCCGCAGAGGCTGTCGAGCTTGTCGTCGGTCCTCTGCTCCTTGGCCGAGCGCGACATCGACGCCGACACCCGTCCGAGCGAGAAGGTGATGATGACCACAGCCGCCGACAGCAGGGACGTGGCCTCGCTGATGCTAAGGATGGGCATCTATTCCTCCCGCTTCTCGTCCTCTTCCAGCTTCTTCTCGACTCGCGCGCGCCAGGGCTTCGGTACCTGGTCGATAGTGCGCTCGTCGCGTTTGACCGCCTCGTAGTAGAAGCGGGCCATTCCAGTAAGGTTCATCACTGCTCACCCCCGATCATGTCCCCGAGTTCCAACAGCGCGGCCTCGGTGTCGGCTTGGCGCTGCTCGATCTGCACGATGCGCTCGCTGTCGCTGAGGCCGTCGTTCTCGTGTTCCGCCCAGAGCGCATCGAAGGAGGCCTCGACCTCCTCCACGGAGGGTGTGCCGACGCATACGTAGTGGACCTCTTCCGCACGCCACACCTCGACGGCCTTCTCGGGATCCGGTCCGAAGTCCGCGGTGTCCCTGCGGATGTCGCGGCGGAGCCACACGTCGGAGCACAGCCCGCTGGGGGCCACCTCGACCTTGACCTTCTCAAGCTCGGCGGAGGAGTTAGTCGTGATGATCATTTGCTTGCCTTTCTCGTCGCTTTCCGTCTACTGCCGAGACGAGCCGCCTGGCGCGCTTGACCGTTCCCAGGTAGCCGTGGGCCTCGATGGCCTTCATGGAGTCCGAGTGCTCCAGGTAGCCCCAATAGGACGTGACCCGTCGGGCCGTCGCCTCTGTGGGGTCCCTATCGAAGTTCCGGTACGCGGACCCGATACGCAGGTACAGGTCGTCCTTGATGGTCACGCGGTCGGGCCTGACCGTGTAGCCGAGTGCCCGCACCGGCTCATCGTTCCCGCACCGCGACACCTTCCAGCCCTTGAGGCTCAGGCCGTACCCCTCGCTGTAGAAGCGCTCCAGGCCTCTCAGGGCCATCTCGAGGTCGCGCTTGCAGTTACCGAAGATGAAGCCGTCGTCGGCATACCAGCCCTGGGCCCCGATGAGGCGTACGCGCCTGCCGCGTCTCTCCTTGTGGGCATCCTCCAGGTAGTGGTAGCCGAACGAGAGCACCAACTGGGCCATCCGGAGCGAAAAATAGCTCCCGATCTCCAGGCATCCGTCGTATGTGTCGAGCAGGCTGTCGCACAGGTAGAGCACGTCGTCGCTCCTAACGTAGCGGCGGAGTACGTCCCTCACGACGTCGACCTTGATGCTCGGGTAGCACTTCCGGATGTCGACGTGCACGTGGTAGGCGTACTCGCGGGACCAGCGCCGGCAGGCCTCGACCAGCATCAGCTGGCCTTTGCCCCTGACGCTGGCGACCTGCCAGTAGCCGACCTTGGCGTCGATCAGGGGCGCGAGTGCGTCGTCGGCGAGGTAGTCGCACACCTGCTGTTTCACGGACTCCACCCCGATGATGCGGAGCTTGCCGTTGGTGCTCTCGCGCCTCGGGTAGCGCCGGATGGGGCGGAACGTGAGGGTGCGGGAGGCTATCTCGGAGGCGATCTCCTCCACGAGGGCGTCCGGTGTGCCGTATTCCTCGTAGACGCGGTGCTCGTTCTTCGATCCGGACTCGCCGGATCTCCACCTCGCGTATGCCCTCTCCACGGACTCCCTATCGAGGGCGAGCCCTTTGCAGTAGCTTTTCATTAGCAGACCGAATCTCTTTCTGGGTGTCGCCCGAGCGTTCGCCTTGCGGCTACCAGCCCGGTGGTCTTTTAGACAATTTCACTCGTTGAGCTAGGCCGATGCCCGTCTCCCGCCAGAGCGGGGAGGGTAGACGCGACTGAGATAGATATTGAAAGAGTGTGTTCCCAGAGTGGCGCGAGCAGATGTTCCACCTCGTGTTCCCGGTCCCGTTGTTCGAGTTGACGTAGAACAAACCTGCGTTAGACCTGTTCCTCAAGTTGCCGAGCGACGAAGAAAATGCAGCCCGCGAGTCGCGAATCCCTATTGCTTACTCATGTATATATGGGGCTCTGCCCCTCTCGGCCGCTATGCGGCCGATTCACCCCGTCTGAGACCATGGCCAGAAAGGCGCGAGCAGATGTGCCACCACGCGTTCCCGGTCCCGTTGTTCGAGTAGACGAAGAACAAACCAGCGTTAGACCGGTGCCCCAAGTAGCCGAGCGGCAGGCACTCTCGCACGCCCGTCACTGTGTCGGCGTTCTTGTAATGGCCATCGCACATGCCCGATGAGCTGGTGGCACCAGAGACGACCATTACCATGAAGCCGCCCTTGGTGAGTGCGTACATGCCGTAGTTCCACCCCTCGGTGGCGCCTCCGATGATCTTGCCGATGTCCTCGGCGCCCTCGGCCACGGTTCCGGCCTTCTCCTTGGAGTAGTCGTGGTTGACGAAGCAGTGCCAGCCGTCCGTGCCGTCGCACTTGTACAGGACGTTGGAGATGAGCTCGTAGGCGCCGTAGCCCATCTCGATACCCTGGATCTGGAACGGCTCGCGGCCACTCTTGCAGTTGGTGGGTGAACCGTCTCCACCGAGCCCGTCGGTGGCACCGGTGTTCCAGGGCGCCGTGCTCACCAGCTGGCCGACCGCCGAGTCGAAGGCGGGGCAGTCGAGCGTAAGCGTGACATTGTCGCCGTCAACCGTCTTGGAGATGATGTTCGCGCGATCGGCCAGGTCGTAGGTATCGGCGTTTCCGCGATCGCGGCCCGCGGTCGTAGTGGTTCCGACGCACACGGCCGAACCGACCGGCCACGAATCGGCGACGGACTTCTTGATCGTGACCTGCGCCTTGCCAGTGGCGGCCACGGTAACAGGGGTCTGTTCGGTATGGCCGGTGCACCCGGCGAATACCGACTGACTATCCTTGGTCGCGTACTTAGTCAGGTACATGACCTTGACGTACCAGTCGTCGACCGTGGTCTTGAGGGCGTAGCCCTTGCCCTTCTTGGCCGCGATCGAGATGGCGCTGTCGTGGCTGACGTTGCGGGTAGCCAGCTTGGCCCCGGAGACCGAGCAGGGCTTGCCGGAGGCGTCGTAGCTCATGCCGTAGCGCGCGTACATCATGAAGGGCACGCGGCCGCCGGCGAGCGTGATGGCGCCCGGCTGGGCGGAGTACCCTGAGCGGAGGGTATCCGTCACCCACAGCGTCCACTTCGCGTTCGCGACGTACTCGCGGTAGTAGAGCACCGGCGAGAGCACCCATACGTCGCCGTTCGAGCCGTCGTAGGCGAACTGGCCGTCGCCCTGGATGGCCGTCACGTGGGGCAGGCCGCCGTCGTCGAAATAGCCGTTGACGAGGTAGAAGCGGTAGGCGCCCTTGCCCGCATACGGGTCGCTGCCCTCCTTGAGGAATGTGTACGGGACGGGGTTAGCCATTCCCGCGTTTGCGCCCAGCTTGGTGCCCGCCGTGGCGGAGCCGATCGGGAACTCGACGCCGTAGCACTCGGCGCTCGAGTTGACGCCGAGCCAGGTGACGATCTCCGATGTCACGTACTCGCCCTTGGCGATGCTGTATGCCGGGAACTTGACGAGTCCCGCCTGCACCTCCAGGGCGGTGGCGATGCGGTCCAGGCTCTGGTCGGTCGGCCAATCGTAAGATGCCATACCTTATCCTTCCATCGTGTTGTCGATTAGTACAGGTCGGCTGTTGCCGGCCTCGTCGATTCGTCGGGCGAAGCGGATCTTCATGTTCGGATCGACAGAGCCCCTCGCCTCATCCGCGGCCTTCCAGGCATCGGCGGCGGCTCTGTCGGTCTTCTCGGTGCACGACTCGATGGCCTCTGCGACGCTCTTCTTCGCCGAGGCGACGGTCTCGTCGAAAACCTTCGCGCGCTTGGTCTCGCTCTCGGCGCGGACCTGCTCGTTGCTGCGGCGCTGCTCCTCGTCCTCGCTGCGCTGCTGCTCCGCGAGCCTGATGGATCGCTCGGTCTCCTTGACGGACTGCTCCGTCGAGTTGATCGCCTCGGTCAGCTGCTGGATCACGCCGTTGGTGCTGCTCAGTATCATGTCGCTGACGGTGCCGGCCATGTCCTCCATGGTCGCGAGCTGCTTGACGCTGCCTGGCGTGAAGCAGATATAGACGCCCGTCCCGTTCTTGCCGTTGGGGTCGCCCGACAGCACGACCGCGAACTCACCGGGGGTCATGTTCTTGGGCAGGAACTTCTCGTAGATGCCCCTGCGCATCTGGATAGCCATATACGCCTCCTGCTTACGCGAGCTCGCGGAGCTTTTCGAGCGCCGCCTCGAACGCCGCGATGGGATCGACCTTTCGGGACTCCGTGCCGTCCTCGGCGGTGACGGCCGGCTCCGGGTTGAGGATCTGCGACACCGCGTCGAAGACAGCGACTGTGGCCGCGGTGCGGTCGTCGACATAGGACTGCTTGACGAGCACGACCTCGTGGGTCCTGCTCGCGGGGGCGACGACGTCGTCGTGCTGGACGACGTGGCGCTCCCCGTCCTCGGTGATACCGATGAACACCATCCCCTCGGCGGCAGCGCGCGCGAGGATCTCAGGGTCGAACTCGGTCAGCACCCCCTCACAGTTGCCGATCGGGTCGTGGATCATGTATGCGACGTACTCCATGTGTTAATCCTTTCGTGTTACATACCGAAGGCCGTGCATAGGCCCCCGATGAAATCGACCCTGCACCCGGTCGAATACGTCCATCTGATGGTGCCGTTGCCGGCGTCCTGGATCTTGTTGACGTAGTCGAAGGTACGGGTGCTCGTGACTCCGTATGTCGCCGTCGTGCTGACGTCGGAGGAAGACGCCGCGGCGAGCTTCGGCGATGCTATTCGGATGATGCCGTCGGCCTGTAGCTGCATGCCCTTGTACTGAGCGCCCGTGGGGATATCGCGGGAGGACGCGCTACAGTCGATGTATCCGTACTGCTTACCGTCTCGATAGCCCGTGAGCCTGCCTCCGGTAGTCAGCTCCATGCCGAAACCGTTTGTTCTGCTTCCCCCGAGGAAGCTGCCGGTCGCCGTGATGTTGTTGGCCTTCATGTAGTTGGTCGATAGCTCACCCGTCTTTAGGTTCCACGAGCTCCTGCCCTTGGCGTCGGCGATGATGCCGACCCCGAGATAGGTCGCGTTCAGGTAGAGCTTGCCGTTCTCCATGTACAGGCCCTGCGTCTGCCCGTTATTGGTCAGCCTGTCGAATATCTTCTTCTGGGTCTGCTGCTCGTCGTAATTGCTCAGGATGCCGTCGGCGTAATCGGCCGCATCCCGCTGCTCGATTGCGTGGCGGGCCGCCGTTGCGGCGGCCGAGTAGTCCTTGACAGCAGTCGCATACGCGCCGTATGCGGCGTCGTATTCGTACATCGCGGCTTCCAGCGCCTCCGACGTCTTGCAGTTGAGGACAGCCTCGACTTTGTCGCAATAGCTGCCGTAGGTTCCGCCCTCGTCAGTCGTGCCGAAGGCCTTGGTGTACCTTGGGCCCAGCACGGTGGCGAGGAATTGGTGGTTGATCGCCTTGTCTGACTTCAGGGCGTTGAACTGCGAGGTCATCTCCTCGCGTTCCTTGTTCACATCCTGCAACGCCTTTTTCACGGCTGCCGCCTCGGCGGCGGTCACCACACCGTCTTTGGCGAGGTCCTGCACGGTGCTGTCGAGGCCGTCGAGCGAGTTCGAGATGTCGTGCGCGCTCTGGTACGCCTTGTTGTACGCGGCCTCCAGAACCGGTGACGTGTGGGTCACGGTGCCGTCGCCGTAGGTGACGCGCTCCATCGACCAGACGTAATAGCCGTTCTGCCAGTCTGGTAGCGTCGTATCCCATCCCAGCTCGGGGTTCTGCATGTTGACAGGCGGCACGCTGTCCGACCTGTTTCTCGAATACAGTTTGACGCGTGAGACGATCGCGTTGCCGGCCATCTGGTTGGAGCCGTTGATGGCCTTGGCGAGGCACGGCGCCGTATAGGTCGTGCTCCCGTCCGTCCAGACGATCTTGCTTCGGGTCCAGATGTATTTGCCCTTCGACCACGCGGGCTGCTGCTCGCTCCAGCTCCCTCCCGTTTGGCCGGTGCTGCTGCTCGACAGGTAATACTGCTCGACAATCGAGCTGATACCCCTACCGGTCTCGCCGTCCGCGCCGGTATCGCCTTTCGCGCCATCGATGCCGCTGATGCAGACCGGGTCGGTGATGGACACCTCGCCCGACTGCATCACGGTCTTCGTCCTCGACCAGATGTATTTTCCGGCAGCCCACGCCGGGGCGTCGGTAGACCACCCGGACGTCGGCGGAGTCGTGCGCGATCCGTTCTGCGCGTATTCGACGTCGACGGAGGCGATGACCCCGTCGCTCGTGGCGATGTCCTTGCCGTCGATCTGGGCACCGACCGACAGGCGGAAATCACCCGTGTCGAGGTCCCAGAAGTTCTTGCCCTTGGCATCCGAGATGCGTCCGACCGTGAGGTATCTGGCATCGAGGCCGATGGCGTAGATGCGGTCCAGGATGGCGGTACCGCTGACGTCGAGGCCGAATGGCCACGTCTCGCCGCCATCAGTCGAGATGCCGATGGCAGTCGCCGTCATCTTCCACACGATCTTCGAGTCGGCCAGGGTCGGCTTATCGTGCAGGAAGTATATATTGCTCCCGTCGTCCTGCTTACTCACGGTCATGTAGAGGCCGTTGGCGTTCTGGAGTTCCCTCGCGAGCGCCTCCAGAGCGAGCTGTCTCTCGCTGCGCTCGGTACGCGTCAGGTTTCTGGCATCGACGATCGCCTTCGTGATGGCGCTGTAGCCTGCCGCGCTCCTGCGCGACGGGGTCTCGGCCGAGCACGAGGCGCTCATGTACGAGCCAACTTTATAGGTGAGCGAGGTGACGTAGGATCGGTAGCCGCGTCCGCTCGAGTCGAAGACCATGACCGGGTCACCGGCCTCGAGCGTGGGGTCGCCGATGGAGGATGACTCGAACGGGCGGAAGGTCATGCCCACCACGCGCTCGCCGATCTGCTTGGCCACCGCCGGCCCCTGACCGTAGAGCACCAGCGGGTTCTCCCCCAAATCGAGGACGTACCCCTCCTTGCCCCACATCACGGTGGAGCCCTCGTTGCCGGTACCGCCGGCGTCAGCCGAGATATCGTCCTGCTCAGTCACGGAGACGCCGGTGATGACGACGTCGTCCGTGCAGACGGACAGCGACGAGATCATGCTGATAGTCTTGTATGGCAGGCGGCCGAAGCCGCCGCCCTCCTTGGTGTCGCCGGAGGCATAGGTGATGAAATTGCCTCCGTCGGCGGTATCGCCCGTGGCGTACGGCGACGCCGGGTCGAACTCGCCGCCGTCCACGGGTTCCATCGAGTCGAAGGTCCGGTAGTCGTACCAGCCGATCTGCAGGCGCCCGTCGTATCGAAACTTGGCGAAGCAGCACGCCGTCTTCACGGCGTACCCCAGCACGGCCAGGCAAGTCAGGGAGTCGTCGGATGGGCGCCTCGAGACCATGTAGTCGCCGCATGGGATATCGCCCGAAACCAGGACGACACCGCATTTGTTGCAGATGTCGCGGACGATGGTCCTGATTGACGCCGGGTAGCTCGTCTCGACATCCGAGTACGGGCGTTCGAGTCGGGTCATGTTGTCGAGCGACGACAGCGCGATGGTCTGGCCGTACGTGCTCGGCTGGTCGACGTGGTAGAGGCCCTTGCGGATCCACTCCACCGATCCGTCGGGGAGCTCCTTGCCCAGCGACGGCTCGATGGTGGAGCCCGTGAAGTCGTACTCGTCGAAGCGTCCGTCGAAATTGGCCAGGGACAGGTTGAACTTGCCCATGATGCAGGCGCCGATATCGAAGCTGGACGAGGACGACGTCCCCTCGCTGAAGCAAGGGGTGCCGAATATCACGTCATCGCCGGTTATCTCCCGCACGGTGCCGTCGGCCAGTGTGAGGCGGGCCTTGATGAGCATATTCGAGTTGTTCGCGATGAGCCTGTCGAACTCGCTGCTCGCGCTCAGCATGTCGCCTCACCTACCTTTCGATGATGTCGAACGAGACCGTGGCGAGGCGCGTGCCCTTGCCCGGGAGCTTGTACCATTTGAACGGGGCGCTCATGTCGCCCGCGTAGAACTCGCGCACTTCCATCTGGCCGTCCATCACGTCGAAGTACCTCACGTAGAAGTACTCTGGCGAGAAAGCCTGTAGGATCCGCGACGCCTGCGTCTCGTCCGGCAGGGTCCACGTGAGCTGGAGCTTGCGCTTGCAGCTCGTGCGCATCTTCTGCATCGTGTTGTTGGGGTCCTGGGTTCGCCCCGCGTCGGATGAGGAGATGTCCTGCTTGCCCCACGTCAGGGCCGATGGGTCCGGCGTCAGGTCGACTAGGGAGGACGGTGACGCCCCCACTGCCAGCAATGCCATTGAATCTCCTCCTTAGACGAAGCTCGGGACGATCTCGCCGGTGCGGACGAGGTCCTTGGTTCCCTTGAAGACGGCTCTGGCGAGCTCGTCCCTGCCGATGTACAGCGGTATCTCGATGCGCTGCTGGGACTCCCGCTGAGAGCCCTGCTGCGCGGACAGGACGCTGATCATGCCGCTCGCCACGCCGCGCTCGATGCCCGCGATGATCTGCTCGTTGTTGGCGACCGTGGTCTTTCCGCCCATGGTGCCGACGAGCTCGGGGCCCGCCTCGCGCGCGACGAATAGCTGCCCGGCGTCGATCTGGCCGCCGTTGGCCATGTACGGGATGCTCGGGACGCTGATGTAGCGGAAGCCCGCGAAGGGATGGAAATCTAGGATCTCCCAGCTCTTCAGCGCTCCGATGATTCCGTTCAGCCTGTTGAACGGCTGAGCGATGGCCCAATTCATACCGTCGATGATGCCGTTCACGATCCGTCGGAACGCATCCACGACGGCGTTCACCACGCCGTCGAATATCTGACCGCCCCATTGGAATACGGACTTCACGCGCTGCCAGGCATTTCCGAAGATCTGGCCGAAATATCCGGCCACTCCTGAGAAAACCTGCTGGATGCCCAGCCAGGCATCCGAGGCCCCGCGCTTCGCGTCCCCCCAAGCCGTGGCGAAATCGCTGCTCAGAGGCGAGATGACGTTGGTGTCGAACCAAGACGAGACGACGCTCCACGTGCTGTTGACATTGCTCCACGCATCGGATGCCCAATCCGACACCTGCGTCCACGCCTCGTCGAAGGTGTCCTCCAGGGGCGTGACGACCGTATCGTCGAACCACTGGCACGCGATCTCCCACACGCGGGTGACGATCTGCCAGCATCCCTGGGCGAAGATCCCGATGTCGTAGAAGAGATCCTCGGCGGTCTGCGAGATGCTCGACCACAGCAGGGCGAACCATTCCACGAGCGGCGAGAAGAAGCTCTCGATGGGCACGACGACGTTGTCGTTGAACCATTGAGGGACGGCGGTCCATATCTCGGCGCCGATTGTCACGGCGCCGTTCCACAGATCCGATAGGAACTGCGTCAGTGGGGAGAAGAACACCTGGATGGGCACGACGACGTTGTCGTTGAACCACTGCGCCACGCCGGACCACCATGTCGATATCGCCTGCACGGCGCTCGACCAGAGACCCTCCAGGGCGGGACCGATGGTGTTCCAGTTCATGACGATGGCGGAGACCGCGCCGACGGCCGCGCCGACCAGCAGCGGTATCCACGAGCCCGTCATCAGTGAGATGGCGCCGCCGATGAGGCTGAAGCCGGCTACGACCGCCAGAACGTTATCCGTGCTGGGGCCGTTCCTGAAGAAGTCGATGAAACCGGCTGTCAGCACGGCGATTCCGCCCACCAGCATCCCGACGGCGCCAGCCACCTCGCCGAACAGCACGGTCAGGGCGGCGACGCCGGCGCCCAACCCGACCACCATCGTGAGCAGGTTGTACGCGTTCATCCCGTTGTCCCAGACGTCCTTGAAGGCCACGGCTATCATGCCCACGCCCGTCACGACGGCCCCTATCGCGGCCGCGGATGGACCGAAGGCCAGCCACAGGCCGGTGACGACGGCCGCGGCGCCGAGGAACATCATCGTGAAGTTCGACAGGTCGATGCCGTTGTTCCACGCGTCGATGAGGCCCCATACGTACAGCACGGCGCCACCGACAGCCAGGGCGAGGCCGGCCGCCTTCTTGAGGTCGGCGCCCAGCGCTCTGGCGATCTTCCACGCGGCGAAGCCGGCGCCGATGGCGGCGACGTACGGGAGGAGCTTCAACATCTTCTCCGCTAGTTCGTCGGTCATCTTGCTCATGTAGTCGTCCAGACCGGCGAGGAAGTCGTAGCTGTCGAGTGGAAGGTCGAGACCGCCTCCGCCGACGCCACCTCCTCCGCCGCCTCCGCCTCCCCCGCCGCCAGACGAGGACGTGTCGGGGTTGTCGGTCAGCTTGTTGAGCTCATCGAAGCCCATCACCGAGTTCTTGAGCTCCTTCACCTTGTCGTTGGCATCGGATGCGGCGTCCCCGACTCCTCCGAGGGAATCGGCGGTGTCGTCGATGGGGCCGGTGCCCCCGCTGTTGAATCCGGAGGTGTCGAGCCCCGAGTAGTCAACCTCGAAGGTGGCGTCGATGCCGAAGAACCGCGCGATGGTGTTGGCCAGTATCTGGATGGCCTTCGCGGCGGCGATCGCGTACGGGAGGATCGCGTTGAGCACCGGGATGAGGACGTTGCCCACCGCTCGGGCGGCCATGCGGGCCTGTGCCGACAGGATGCGCATCTGGTTGGCCGGTGAGGCCAGGGTGCGCGCCATGTCGCCGTGGACCTGCGTGACCTGCTCCATGATGAGGCGGTAGCGCAGCGCGACCTTCTCCGCCTGGGTCATCTCCGATGTGTTCTTCTGGATGCCCAGGTTGGTCGCCTCTAGCTGCATGCGGGCATCGGACAGGTCCCAGCCGATACGGCGCAGGGGCTCGAGCTCGCCGGCGATGCCGGACTGGAGCTTCGCCATCGCCTCGTCGGTCGTGATGTTGTAAAACGACGCGATGTCGTACCCGAGCTGCGTGAGCTGCTGCGACATCACGGCGGCCTTGTCCGTCGCCTCGCCCATGCCCGTGGTCAGCGTCATGAAGGTTCCCTGGTTGCGGGACCATTCGCCCATATCGATGCCCATGAGGTCCTGGACCTTCCGGGCATACCTGGTGGCGGCGTCGGCATACGAGCCCATTGAGGCCGCGTAGAGGTTCATGTCCTCCGCATACTGCGACGAGTAATCCACGCACGTCTTCAGCACGCCCAGCGCGATTCGGAGCCCTCCGAGGAGCTTACCGAAGCTGAAGGCCCCCGCGATGCGGGCTGCCGCGCCCGTTAGGGCACTGCTCGCCGAGATACTCTGGGCCTCGGCGTACTTGAGCGACGAAGCCACCGTGCGGGTGGCGGCCGCCGCGGTGCGCATCGAGGGCGGCAGGAGCCTCACGGCCGACGCGAGCTTCCCCACGTTGGTCGCCAGGGGCTCGATCACGCGGTTGAGCCGGTCGAGCTTGTCGGCGGACCCCTCCATGTCGAAGTCCTCGTACGCCTTCAGGGCCTCCGGCAGGCGCTTGAGCCCGTTGATTGACTTGGTCAGGCTCATCCCCTCCAGGCCGCGAAGGCTGTTGAGGGACGACGCCACGGAGCGCAGGCTGCCGAGCGACGCCTCGTCGAAGGACGAGAGCGCCTGCCCGATGGCGTGCAGGTTGTTCGGGACGGTCTTGGAGATGGTGATACCGGATAGGCCGGTGAGGGACGAGAGCGAAGACAGGCGCTCCGCCGCATCCTCCGGGATCGCCCTTGCCGCCTCCCCGACGGCGGCGAGCGTCTTGGGGAGCGACGCCGACATGCTCGCAGCTCCCAGCCCGCCGATGGACCCCAGGGACGCGAGTTTCGAGCCGGCGCCCTCGGGGATCAGGTCTATTGCCGCGGCGAGATCCACTATCCCGTTCGCGGTAGTCTTGTTTATCTTGATGTTCGAGAGCTGTTGCAGCTTCGCCACCGGGATGGAGTTCGCGGCGGCGTTGAAGCGCTGGATGGCGTTCTTCAGCTGCCCCAGCTTGGAGGTCGGTCCGCTCAGGCGCCCGTCCAGGCGCTCTAGCGAGCCGATGAGCCGGTTGAGGCCCCTCGACGCCGACCCGGAGTCGGCTGAGACCTCGATGCCCAGCTTGTCGATGGTAGCGTCGGCCATGCCGCCCTCCCTTGCTTTCTATCGGGTAAGGGCGGGTCCTCTCCGCTGCCTAATCGCCGGCGTTCTCCCCTTGCCGGTCGCGTATGGCCTTATTCAAGCGCTTGGCCACCTGCTCGAAGCGGTCGCGCATCTCTATGGCACGGCGCCTCTGGCGCTCCTCCTCGCGCCTCGCCGCGGTCTCCGGCGTGGAGAACAGCGGGGCGTCCGGGTACTCGGCGTCCTTGTCGCCGCAGAGCGTCCGCGCCAGAACGGCCCCGAGGGCGCTGTACACGTACAGCCCCTCGCGCCACTCGGCCGTATACCGGTTGTCCGCCCTTATGCGGGCGGCCTCCCGGTACGCCCTCGCGAGATCGAGCGGGCCGTGCCAGAACTCCTCCGCCGTCATGCCGATGGCGAGGTACTGGGGCAGGGCCCTCCAGCAGATCTCCTCGATGGACGTCAGGGTCTCCCCGGTCGGCTCCCCTAGGCCTCCGACCAGGTGATCGCTTTTCCCTCGTCGCTCGGATCGTCGAGCAGCGAGCCCGCCGCGGCGGCGTACATGCCGGTGAGCTTCGTATAGAGGCCGACCTTGTCCTCCATGAGGTCGAACAGCGTCTTGGCCGTACTCGGCTTCATCTTGGGGTGGTGCTTGGCGAGGGCGGCGGCGAACAGCGCCTCGGCGAGATACGACTTGCCGCTCTGGAGCTCGCTCATGGAGATGTCGTACATGCGCTCAGCGCGCACGGCGGACTCTCGGTCGAACTCCAGCACGTAGGTGGTGCCGTTGTAGTCGAACTTAATCATCTGATTTTCAGCCATTTGGGGAACCTCTTTCTGTCAGTGTTTGCTTACTTGCCGGAGACGTACTTGATCTCGGTCAGCGGCATGATGGCGATGGTCATCTCGGAGACGGCGGAGACGCTGCGGGACTTCGGGTACGCGGTCACGGTGCCGGTGAACTCGAACTTGCCGAGATGGCCGTCGGGGGCCATGACGCCATCGGTCTCCTTGCCGCCGAACCAGACGGCCCAGTGCTCCTCCTTGCCCTTGTGGGTGAGGATGGCCTCGTAGTCGTCGGGGTCGTAGTTGGCGGTGAACTCGAGGGCGCCGCCGGAGTCGAGGATGTCCTCGATGTAGCGCTTGGCGGCGTCGGAGAGCGTGGTGGCGTCCAGGTTGTCCGGCGTCTTGCCGAGATCGGGGGTGTCCTTGACCGGGCAGATGTTCTTCCAGGTCGTGCCTTCAGCTGAGTTCATCAGGTAAGTTTGATAGGTGTTGGTCGGAGTCGACATGTTACCTCCCGTAATATGTTCCGTCTTTAGCGACGACGCCCGTGAACCGGGCCGTCATCCTGTAGATAGATGGGTCAGCCGCGTTGTCCACCGGCTGGCACATCACCCGCTTGAAATTGCGCCTGCGCATCGCGTCCGAGATGGCGCCCATGATCGACCTGCACTCGGCCTTGGGGTCCTCCAGCGCCGCGCTGAAGACGTCGGCCGTGTAGGTGACCGAGGCGTATTTCTCCTCGAGGGACGAATCGATCGAGCGGGAAAAGGTGTTGTTTAGCGCCTCGACGAGCTCCACTGCCGGGAAAGCCGGCGGGGAGATGACGTGCTGGGAGCATACGTACGCGTCCGGATGGTCGCGGAGGACCGTCCTGGCCACCTCGTCGAAGAGCTGGGTCTCGTAGTCGATCAAAGCTCGAATACCTCCCTGGCAATGTCCAGCGCCTGCTGGCGCATCGCGTCGGCGGCAGTCGCCATATAGGCGTTCGCGGTCTGTCCACGCGTGGTGCCCAGGTTTCCGTCGCGGTCGTAGTAATACCAGCGCGTCGGGTCGGTGGGATCGTGCGCCTCGGGGGTGCGTCGCTCATCGTAGCCCCAGCCCGGGGGAGTCTTCCCGGGATAGGTACCCTGGCCGACGACGCCCGTGCCAAACTCGACGAAGGCGGCGTACGCGCCCGCCGAGACGACGAGCCACGATCCCGGTCCGCCGCTCTCGGCGTAGATGCCAGACCTGAGCTCGCCCGTGTCCTCGCGTACGACCGAGGTGGCGACATCGACACCCAGCCCGGCAAGGCGTTCGCAGAAGCGGTCGCACCTCTCGGTCAGATCCGCCTCGATGGCGGCGAGCTCGTCTATGGCGGCCCGGATCGAGGAGTGCGAGAGCTCCAGTTTCAGGGCCCTCATCGCCCGTGCTCCACATACTTGAGAGCAACGACGAGGTACGAGGGCGTGCGGGACACTCGGCGCACTGCGTAGTCGTAGGGCTTGTCGCACGTGCCGCGTACCGCGAAGGAGCCACCGTCAACCGACCCGTTCTCGAACCAGTCGTCGAACGTTCCGCCGTCGATCTCGGCGGTCCCGTGCCCGTACGGGCCTCTCCCGGTGGGGTCGTAGACGTCGATCCAGAACACGGAGGACTCGTCGATAGGCAGCGTGGGATCGTCGATGCTCAGGGTGCGGTCGTAGTCGAGATCCTGCCCGAAGACGGATCCGGCCGCCTCGCCCTTGACGGCGGAAACCGTCGCGAGGATGGGGATCTGCTCCGAGCGCACCGTCTCGAAACGGCCCGTCAGCCTGCCCTCGCCATCGAGGACGGGTTCCTTGGACTCGTAGAACGAGACGAGCACCTCGCGGCGGTCGCGGTCGAGGCACCTCATCGCGGCACACCGACCATCGGCACGATGTCCGAGAGCATGGCCTCGGGCACGCCGGCCGAGCCGTAGGTGCGCGAGACGCCCGCCTCAGTGTGGGACAGCTCGCCTTCGGCGCCGCGCTTATTGATCAGGTAGACGGCGACGTCGACGACGGTCCCGTGGTACTTGACCGGGACGTCGCCCCACTCCGCGTCGGCGTAAGGGAAGACGCGGGAGGTCACCTTCGACTTGGCGATCTTGATATAGCTCGCAACGTAGGAGTCCATGCGCGGGTCGTCGATCAGGTTCGACACCGCGAGGGTGATTTCCGCGTCCGTCATGGCCCTACTCCCCTGCCGCCTGAATCTTGTCGATGATGGCGGCCTTGGTGTCCTTCGCCTTGAGCGTGACGCCCTTCTCGGCGGCGAGGGCAACGAGCTCGTCGCGGCTCATGCCCTCCATGTCCTCCTGCTCGGGGATATCCTGCTCGGAGGCGACGGTGGGCTCGTCGGCGGGTGCTGACTTCTCCACGGCCGGCTCGGTGTAGGTGAGCGGGTGCTTCTCGCTGACGCCGAAGCGCGTGACGATCTCGTCGAGCGTCGAGATGCAGGCGCCGGCGGGGAGCGCGGTCTCGGAGCCGAGGGCGTAGCTGACGCTCTCGAGCTCTCGGACCTCCGTCACCTTGTCCTTGGCGGTGACGTTCAGGCCGTACACCTTGCCGGCCTCGTCCTTGAAGTAGGCTCGCTCGTCCTTGTAGTAGAACATCGCCGCTCCTTAGCCGTTGGAGACGATCTGCGTCATCGCGATGCACTTTGGGTCGACGACCGGGGCGTACTTCGCGGAGTTGCCGAGGGTCTCGTCGGTCGGGGAAACGCCGTCGGTGGCGCCGTTGTGCGTGTAGGAGAAGCCATTCGGGAGAATGGTCTCGCGCATGCGGGTGACTAGGGTATCCTCGCCGCCGTTCTTGGTCTCGGAGCGCTCGGTGCCGACCGGCTTCTTGACGGGGGCCGGGGCGTAACGGAACGCGCCGTTACCGAAGAGATAGGTCGTGTACTTGGTCGCGGAGGAGCCGGAGCCGGCGACGGTGGGCACCTCGTCGGAGACGACCACGGTCAGGCCGTTGGCGTCGGCGATGTTGAGGGTGCGCTGGATGCCCATCGGATCGGTGTACTTGCGGAACTCGAGGAGATCGAGGTTCGCGAGGTTCTTGGCGACCGTGGAGTGCATGATGGCGAGCTGGAACTGGCCCTGTGCCTTGTCGCCGCAGGCCTTGACGATCGAGTCGTTGATAGAGGTCTCGGCCAGCTTGTTGCCGGCGGACACGGTGGTGCTGCCGGAGCTGATATCGGTGAGGTGGGATGCGAAGGCGGCGACGTGGGCCTTCTGGGCATCGGTCATGTAGCTCTGCTCGCTCACGCCGAAGATGGCCTTGGCGATGCGGATGAGCATTGCCTGGTGCTGCTTGTCCCAATAGCCGGCGACCTGGGAGACGATTGCGCCCATCGGGTCGACCTTGTGGAAGTCGGCGATGAAGTCGCGCGCCTTCCAGCCCTTAGCGCGGCCGTAGACCACGCCGGAGAGGTCGCCGCCGTCGATCTCGTCGACGGTGATGTCGGTCTTGCCGTCGTAGTTGACGGGGGTGCCGCCGAGCGTGTTGAAGAAGGGCACGGTGTAGACGTTGGAGCCGCCCGCGATCATGTCGGCGATCTCCTGGTCAAGCACCATGGCGCCGGAATCGAGGAGCGCAGTGGTCACTGGATCGGGGGCCTGGCGCCAGTTGCGGGAGAAGAGCTCCTCGTCGAAGGGGAGTCCGAAAAGCGTACCTGCCATTTGGTTTCCTTTCAGTTAGGTGTTAGTTGGCTGCGTCGAGCTGCTTCAACAGTCCGGGGTTCTCCTGCACGAGCTTCATCTGCTCGGAGAACGTCATCTTGTTGAAGGACTCGGCCGTGATCTGGCCCTCGCCGGTGCCCCCGTTCAGGCCGGGGTTCTGCTTCAGGAGGGCCGCCTTGGTGGACTGAGCCACCTCGTCGCGACGTCGCTTGTCGAGATCCACGAGGGCCTGGGCGGCGGTCTTGGTCGCCTCGACGTCCTCGCTCACCACGCGCGGCAGCAGCTGCTCGATGTCCTCGGTGCTGAAGCCGGCGCCCACGAAGAGCGATTTGGCCTCGAGCGAGTTGGACTTGAGCGTGAACTCGCGCTCCTTCGCGGCAGCCGCCTCCTCGCGCTGCTTGAGGAGCTCCTCGGCACTCATGCCGGACTGCACCTGGGAGGTGAGCTCGGCGACCTTCGCCTGGAGCGCGCCCTCGCTGTCGCGGGACGCCTTGAGCTCGCCGTTGGCGGCCGTCAGCTGGCCCGTGAGGTCGGTCACTGTCTTCTTGAGGGGATTGAGCTCGGCGCCGATGCCGTTGAGCAGGGTGCTGATCTGCTCCTCGGTAGCACCGGGGAAGATTGCCGCGATCTCGTCTCGTTTCATATTTCATTCCTCCGTAGATACGCCGGTTTTAACGCGGCCGGCACCGCACGGATATGTCTGCCACTTCACGCTGTGGCCGCTATGCGTTAGCCGCCGCGTGCGCGGAGGCGTCGTCGCCCTTTTTGGGCTCGGGGACCCCGGCCTGTGAGCCGGGGCCGTCCTCGCCCGTCGAAGAGGAGGGGTCGTGGTTGGCGTCCGCCTGGGCCGCGAGCTGTCTCTGCGCCTCGGCAGCGCGCTCCTCGGACCAGCGCTTGGACTGGAGATATGCCGCCTCCGGGTCGGTGAACATGCCGCAGCTCTTGAAGGCGATCTCGGGATGGATGCAATTATTGGAGAGCATGGTGGTGAGGACCTGGGCCTTGACCAGGACGTTCTCGTAGTTGCGGCGGTTGAAGGTGAGCTCGATGTCCCGCGAGCGCAGGTCGATGTCGACGCCGCCCGACTGCTCGCAGATGCCCAGCACGATCTTCAGCAGGGCCCGCTCGGCGCGCTTGAACTGGAGCTCGTAGCTCTTGGCGTGGCTCTCGGCCATGGTCCAGCCGTCCCGCAGCAGGACGGCGGCGCCCGTGTCGGACGTCGAGGCCTTGGTGCCGTTGCGGTTGGGCATGCCGCAGATGTTGGTGACCGCCTGGAGGAGGTCCTCCTTGGTGACCTGCGTCTGGCTCTGGTCCAGGCTGTTGCGGATGAAGTCCACGTCGCCGCGGCCGCCCTCGACGGTCTTCACCTTGACGGCGCCGATCTCGAGCATGCTGAGGAACGTGTCCTCGTCCACGTCGCAGTCGACGAACTTCATGAGGCTCTGGACGGTCTGCTCGATGTCGTCCATGCGGTTGGACTCGAGCGCGTTCAGTGCGTCGAGGATCGGCAGGACCACCTCGAAGGCGCCCAGGCGGACGCTGTTCAGGTCGTACTCGACGATCGGGATGGCCCCGTAGGTGTGCGGACGGCTGTCGATGATGTCGGCGCCCTGGATCAGGTACCAGGAATCGGCCGTGTAGACGTTGTAGAGGGTCTTCTCGCTGCCGTCCTGCGCCGTGCCGACCCACACCGCGGCGATGGGGCGGTGGTGGTATGCGGAGCTGTACACGACGAAGGTGTCCCACGGCTTGAGCACGTGGAGCTCGAAGGGCTCCTCGTCGTCGGCCGTGGACTCCACCATCCGGTACCCTACGCCGCAGACGCACATGTACTCGAACAGGTCGCGGTCGCTGGAGGCCTTGTCTCGGGCGAACATGAGAGTGTTCAGCTCGTTGAGGTCGCCCAGATGCTCGGAGTAGCCGTCCTCGGTCTCGTCCGTGCCCTCGGGGCCGGCGGTGCCGTCGTGGTTCCGCAGCGTGTACTGGAGAGGCTCGGCGAGCTGGTAGCCCAGCTTGAAGTTGACGATCTCGCTCGCGTGGTTCTCCACTATTCGGTTGCATATCTCGGGGCGGACGTCCTTCACGCGGTCGAGGACCGGCTGGCGTCCGCGGTAGTAGTCCCAGAGGTACAGCTCCTGGGCCTTGTTTATCCAATGGGCGGCGAGCGCCTCGGTGACGACCTCGACGACGTTGCCCTCGCCCACGGACTCGTAGTCCGCGTAGATGCGGGCCCGCCCGGTGTACACCGGCGCCGCGCCCGCCTTGTCGCCCTCGGCCATCCGCCGCCTCCTAGTGTCTGGATTGCTCTATCGCCAGAGGACCGGTCCCGCGCGAAGGGGAGCGCGCCCGTCCCACCGGACGGCTGGATGGGGACGGTCCGTACTGACAGCGGAGAGGATCCGCCGACACGAATAATGACAGGGGGTTAGGGCGCAGTTAATACCCGTCCCGCTATTGTGAGCAACGGTCGGCATTATTGCGGATTGATACGGATTGATACGGATTACCTGCTACGCTATGCGTCTCGTGGGCGTGACCTTCGCGAGGGACATAGACGTGGCGAAGCGCTTGAGCATGCTCATCGCATCCGGCGCGTCGTCGTGTTTATTGCGCCCCTCCGTCGTGTAGTGGGTGAGCATCGACATGAAGCGGTCGTAGTCCCTCGAGGGGTGGTCGGAGCGGAAGAGGCAGTGCTCCTTGATCCACATCGAGTCGGTGATGATGCGGGTCTCCTTGTTCTCGGTCGAGAACTTCTTGCGGATGTCGACGGAGTGCCCAGCGCGCCTGCACGCCTCGGCGATGTCGTCGGCGATGCGCCCGCCCGCCGAGTTGCTCTCGAATCGCGCCAGGCCCACCCCGTTGCGCACCAGGGCGGAGGCGATCTTGGGCTCCACCACCTCCGGCAGCGAGTTGTCGCACACGACGTCGTCGATGTAGTAGCGGTCCCCGTATATCTTGGCGACCGGCAGGCACGCGTAGTCGGCGCCGCGGTCCTTGGTGTCGCACACGGCGATCACGCCGTCGGGCTCGCCCCCGGGCAGCTGGTCGTACCAGGAGATCTCGTCCGCGCCGAACATCAGGCCGCCTATCCACATCGGCTCGCCCATGTACTTGGCCGCCCACGAGTCCTCCTCGCCGGCGTTGATGAGCGACGCGCGCATGTCCTCGTAGTATTTCGTCGAGAAGCCGAGCCCGTACAGGTACGTGAAGTTGGTCTCGCCGTCCACGTTGAGCGCCGGCAGCACCGTGAAGCGGTAGCGCGGGTCGTCCCCGTGCTCCTCCTCGATGCGCCCGATCACGTCGTTGGGGACCCAGCGCGTGCCGACGTGCAGCTCCTTGGCCCCGTCGAGCTTTCGGTCGCGCAGCTGGTTGAGGTACGCGCTGTAGAGCTTCTCCATTCGGCCCGAGGACAGCGCCTCCTCTCGGTCCGAGACCAGGTCGTCGCAGTAGAGCAGGGCGTCGCGGCCGACCTCGACGGCGCCGGTCAGCGTGCCGTCGACCGATCGGCACGTGAGCGTGGGGAACCTGCTGCGGCGCTTGAGCGAGATCGTCTCGTCGGCGTAGCTCTTGTCGACGAAGGGGGCGTCGGGGAACACCTCGCCGAAGCGGTAGGTCTCGCCGTCCAGGATGATGCCCAGTGCCTCCTGGTGGAAGCCCTTGGTCAGCTTGTCGGAGTGCCCGCTCATGACGTTCGCGCGCTCGGGGTTCCGCCCCATGACCCATGTCAGGAAGAAGATGCACAGCGTCGACTTGCCCACGCGGGGCGGCAGCGATATCGCGAGGAAGTCGAGCCTGTCGTCGGCGAGGTCCTGTAGGTCGCCGACGAGCGGCAGCAGCACGGCGCGGCGCGGCGCGTAGAAGCGCTTCTCCGGCTCGCGGCGCCACTCCATGAACAGCATGTAGCTGTCGAAGTCTACCGGCGCGAAGGCGAGCAGCGTCGCCTCGATGGAGCGCAGCAGCGACTGCGCCTCCCCCACGCGCCCGCCGAGCTCGACGACCAGGTCCATCGCCCTCTCGCGCATCCAGCGCCCGTATGCCGACGCCCTCGCCGGGTCGTCCTCGATCATGGCCGGGTACACGGCCAGCGCGTCGCGGTACGGGTCGGTCGAGTCGCACCCGGCCGCGGTGGCGGCGATCGCGTCCGCCGTAGTCCAGATATCTCCCATCGTTCCTCCAAGTGAAAAGGGGTCCTGCCGATCTCTCGGCGGAACCCCTCCACTCGGAGCGCCCCTCCCCTCGGGGCGCGCATCAGATTGTCCTAGCGGCCGCGCGGCCGCATCTCCAGTATCTTACCCCCGGCCGTCCGGGCACGCGACTCACCCTCCGGGGAGAGCACGGTCTCGGACCACCCGCAGGCCGGGCACGTCCGGTAGGCCGCGTGGGGGCTCAGCGTCGGCTCCCACACCGCCCGGTGCCCGCACCTCGGGCACCAGCACGGCCGCGACGCGACGGAGCGGATGTACGGGTCGGGCGTCATGCGACCAGCCTCCCGTCCCCCACCATGGCGTAGACGGTGCCCCTCGAGACGCCGAGCACGCGGGCCGCGGCGGCCTTGCCCTCCTCGCGCAGGGCTCTCTGGGCCTCCTCGACCAGGTCCGGGTCGAACTCGGTACGGGCCCTCCCGCGGTAGCGTCCCTCGGCCCTGGCCAGGGCGATCCCCTGCGCCTGGCGCCTGAGCATCTTCTCGCGCTCGGTCTGGGCCACGTAGGCCAGCAGGGACAGCAGCATGTCCTCCACACACCTGCCCATGTCCCCCATCGCGGCGAAGCCCGCCGAGTCGAAGAACGGCAGGTCCAGCGCGCGGATCGACACGCCCTCCTCGCGGGTGAGCCGGCGCCACTCGGCGGTCACGCCGTCGTAGGTGCGCCCGAGGCGGTCCAGCGAGTCTATGACGACCGAGTCCCCGGGGCGCAGGGCGGACAGCAGCCTCTCCCACTCGGGGCGGTCCATGCTCCTCCCGCTCGCGCGGTCGACGAAGACGCGCTCGGGCGGTATGCCCTCGGCGGCCATCGCCTCGACCTGGCGCCCGGCGTTCTGCTCCTCGGTCGAGACGCGCACGTAGCCGTACTCCACGCTACTCGGCCTCCCCCACCACGATCGAGCCCTGCGGCAGGCGCGAGCGCTTCGGCACCACGGCCAGCTCGTAGCCCAGCACGTCCAGGTACGCCGCCGCGACGCCGACCCTGATGTCGGACGAGCGCATCTTCTGCGACATGTTCTGGGGCGTCAGGCCGATCTCGCCGGCCACCTTGTTCTGGCTCCAGACGGGGGACTCCTCGGTGAGCGCCCTCATTATCTGCTTGATGTCCATGTCCTCTCCTTTCGACAGCCCCAATATAGGTATATAGGAAATTGTTGTCA